AAATATCATTAAAGGATTCTTTAAATACACTGCTACTTCATGTGCCAGTCTCTCAGCCAAAAAATTGGAATACTCTCCACTTACAGGATCAGCACTGGCTATAGCAAAAGCACAGATTGCATTGATTGGATCTAAGTCTTAACTTATAAAAATAAATATAACAAAACATACGCTACAACCAGCATACATGAAAGAAGTATTGCTGGTTTGTAGAATTTAAGCAGTGGCATATTGTCCTAACTTGTGTGATAGTTTAAATGTTTCTTGCATACACCAATAAGTTTGTAGCCTGCCATATCGTTATATAGGGCAACCTCGCTGCAGAAATGGCATTTCTCACCATTAAGCCTTTTCATAATATCAGAGTATACGGCAATCATACTTCAATTATAGCATATGGTTAATTTCATTGTCTTCAGACAAAGCAATACTTACTGAATGTCTAGCGCATAAAGACTCAACACTATGCTGTAATTTTGCAGGAATATATGCTAAATCACCAGAATAAAGTATAATTTCATCAGTTAAAACATTGTTATTGTCAAATATTTTCCATAAAGTTTGTCCTAAGCCTTGAATAAAAATTCTATCTTCTGCATCAAAATGAATTGGAGGGTCCCAAAAACTATTTGGCCAACCATCAACACTATATTTATTAATGGTAAGTTCTTCTGGAATTTTTTTTGGATTGTCTAAATAATATTTTTTAGTAAGTCTTAAACAATCAGAATCATTAATAACGTTATTGTTTCTATTAATAAAACTAATTATTAACATTATAAACTGTATATGCCCATTATGAATTTTAGAAAAAATTTCTACTACATCATTATAAAAATTTAAAATTTTAAATTTATCCATAATTATCATTGTGTTAAAAGAATTATAATCTATATCTTCTGGTTTTGTATCTTTTATTAAATCATATAAATTATCTATATCTAACCATAAAGGAAATTTATTATAAAAATTTTTTACTACATGAAGACGTCTTTCTTTTGTGGCCTCTACTAAATCTTCTTTTGTAATCACTTACGACTTAAACCTAATGCTGGCCTTGACATATCAGAGCCATCATACTTAAACCAGAGAGTAGCAGAATATCTTTCTTTTACAGTATTTTCAAGTACTTCATGCCAATAGTCTGCATTACTAGGAAATGTGATAAAACTGTTAGCCTTTGGTTTAATCTTCAAATTATGATCCATAAAATTAATTTCTCCTCCTTCATAGTCATCATTGATATAATATATTACTGCAAAATCTCCTGCAGTATCCGCATGCTCATGCATCTTATATCCTTTTTCAAATTTAATTAAAGGAACTGTTCCTTTTTCAAAAACATAAAGTTTTACATTATAAAAATTTGTACATTTTTCATAAGCGGTTCTAAAAATTTTTTCTAACAAATCAACAATTTCTTCTGGCATTTCTTTTGATAAAAGAAACTTAACTCCCCAAGGTTGAGTTTGCCAAGAATCAACACTTATTGTATAATCAAGCAGTTGTTTGTGTTCTTCTTTAGACAAAACATTTTCTGTAACTTGTATATTATTTATAGAATTTCCTAAATTAGATTGGATCATCATACCACTCGCTTTTCTTATTAAAAGTAGACCCAGTATACTGAAACCACAAAGATGAACTATATCGTTCTCCACTTGTAATTTCAACTACTTCGTGCAAATAGTTTTCATTTCCAGGAAAAACAATTAAACTATTTGGTTTAGGTTTAATCTTTAATTTATAATTTGAAAAATTAATTTCTCCACCTGTGTAATCATCATTAATATAATATACTGATGCAATATGATTTGATTCACTTGACTCAGTATCTATATGTTGTTTTAAAGAAAAATCTTTTTCAAATTTAAGCAAATTTAATGACAAATCTTCAAAAAAATTAATTTTTATATCATAAAAATTTTTAGATTTTTCATAAGCAAGCGTAAAAACTTTATTTAATGAATTAAGAATTTCTTTAGGCATCTCATGAAATATGATAACTTTACTATCCCAAGGTTGAATTGTCCAAGATTCACGGGTTTTTACAAAATCAAGTATTTGTTTATGCTCATCTTGAGATAACACATTTTCAGTATATTGTATGTTATTTATAGAGTTTCCTATTTTTGCAACATTTGCTAAATAGATTTCATCTTTTTTAGAATGATTTTGGATCATAATTCATAAAATTCTTTGGATCATAATTGATCTTTTTATAATACGCTAGATTATGTTTTGTTTCTCCTACAAATGTAGAGCCTTTAAAAACAAAACTTACCTGGTAAGTATACCTAAATCCTTTTGAAACTTCATGTACTCCGTGAACATAGTTTTCGTTACCAGGAAACATAAGTAAACTATTTGATTTAGGTTTAATTTTTAAATTATAATCTGGAAAAAATATTTCTCCTCCATCATAATTATCATTAAGGTAATACATACCTACAATATGTAGATTTTTTTGAGCCTCTGTGTCTATATGAGGTTCCATTTTACTTCCAGGACTCCACTTTCTTAAAAGAACGTCTCTAATTTCTGGAGGATAATCATTTACTTTTACATCATAATAATCCATACAATTTAATCTAGCAAGTGGATATATTTTTTTTATAATTTTAACGTAATCTTCCGGAATTGAATTTGGAGCAGTTCTGTCTGTAGTCCAAGGTTCTTTAATCCAAGGGATTTGATCAGAATTATTTGCAAAATTAGATAATGTTTGATACTCTTCATTAGGTAAAAAATTATCTATAACATATACGTTTTTTGCAGAACTTCCTAATTTAGCCACATTTGTTAAATAGATTTCATCTTTAGAGTGATCAATCATCATATACCTATCATATCATGATTTTGTTGCTCACGCATTTTATAAAACAAACTTGCAATATGAGTATGATAATGAATGCCTGGATGAGCATAAACTTTTGTTTTTTTATTATTTATGATTGAATAATCAGACCCTCTTTCCCATTGTGGATGATTTTTAAACCCAAAATGATCATGTAAAAGACCATCACAAGAATGACTTGGCATAGACTGTGAAAAATTTTTTAATTTAAAATCTTTAATTTTGGACATTTCTTGCAAAATTGCAAAACTAGCATCATCCCATGTTGTCCAATATAATTTTATGCCATTTGTTAAACAGAATGATTCTAAAATATAAATAAAATTTACAGAATCTAGTATTAACTGGTGTGGAGAAACAGAATCTTCTATATTATTTTTGTCTTTTATTTCCATAAATACACGATTTTTACTATGTTTCCTAACATTTGGATTGCAAAAGGTTAGTATTAACTTATCTGATTCATCCCAATACCTCTTGCTTAATCCTGATTTATAAAATTCTTCGTCTACTACAACCATACTTCTAAAAAAATCTGGAAATAAACAAAAAATTTCTTTTGGCATTTTATTATTCATACAGTATTGAATGATATTGGTACAAACATTTTTTACAGATGCTCCTTCAACTCCTAAATTAATGATGTTTTTATTAATTTGGTTGCTTAAAATATTTGTCCATCTTGCCTCCTCTGGAACTCCAATGCCAAAAGTTATAGAACAACCAGATGCTATGACATCTGAATTTTCATCAACTTTTCCACGAAAACCATTTTTATTAATTTCGTATGTATTATCATCATCAACAGTTTTACAGTTAGCCTTATCAAAAACATTAACACTATCAAAAACAATTGTGGAATTAGGATTGTGCAGTCCAAGAGTATCACTGTTTGAAAAATATTTTTTTAAATATATGTAGTTTTTTTCTTTATCAAATCTGTAAAAATCTAAAATATCCCTTGTGAAATAAGTCATATAACTATTCTACCATTAAACAAAATCAAACCAAAGTGGCATAATATACCTTGATCCATTTGCAGGAGCAACATGGTACCAATAGTGAATATTTCCAGGGAATAAAACTAAATCACCAGCCCTAGGTTTAAAAGACACACCTTGATGAATAAAAGATAGTTCTCCACCTATATAATCGTCATTCAAATATACCCAACCTGCTAAATGGTTTGAATCTTTATGACCCAAATCATCTATTGGTATTAAAGGACTCTGACTGTGCACCCATTGAGCAAAACGAGAATTTCTTGGTTTTAATTTTACTCCATATTCTTTTTCTACCATATCCTGAATTTGAGGAATATATTTTTCTGAATAATTAAGTGAGTCGTAATACAATAAAGACAGAGTAGGATTGCCATTGTTGTCTGGTTGAAGAGGACGATTATTACTTGTCTCTGTATTATTAATTAATCCTATAATATTTTTACACTCATCTTTGCTAAGGTAATTGTTAAATATTTTTATGTTTTTAGGATTACTTCCAATATTTGTAAAGTTTTCCTTTGTTAGTTCAGATATTACAATTTGTTTTTGCTCAGGAACGTCAATGCTGTTAAAATCTTTTACTAATTCTAATAATTTGCTAATATCTGCTTGGTCAGTATGGATCATAAAATCATATATACCAAATTGTTTTGATAATTGCTTTATTTGTTTAACAACATCCACCAATGGGCCTTTAACATGATGATGCTGCTTTCTTAATGGCGCATTTTTATCATATTTTACATTTTGTTCTTCTTCTGTATTGTTAATAATAAGTGGATCAATAATAAGTATTGGTTTTACACGATTAAGATCAATTTTTTTAAATTGTTCTTTATATATTAAATTATCATCTACATATATATATTCGCAATGTTTGTTTGCTATTCCAATTGTTGTATCTGAAGATCCAACAACTGCCATGTGAGTTTTATGTTGATGAGTTTTCATTAAATCTATAACCTTATCCATCCAAATTGCAGATATTGCTACTCTTTTTTCGAGAGTGTCAATGAGAGACGAATCATGCATATAGTGGTCTAATACCAATTTTTCTGAAGGGCCATTGCCTTCATCCCCCCATCTTCCAGCAACAAGATTTACTCCAATTCTTCCAGGAGCAAAACGATTTAGTGTTTCACAAATTTTGGCAGCGTAATCTGGACTTGTTCCGTATGCAGGCAACGCAATTGTCATAATTAATTGATCTGTTGTTTTTAATGCGTCTGAAATAACTAAAGAAAAATCTATACCTCCTGGACCATACGGAAGTAAAACAGATTTTACCCCTGCACCATCTAACTCTTTTGCCATTTTCATAATTCCATTAAGGTCTAGGTTTTCAATACTGTCATTTATCTGCCAGTGCCTTCTCCACATCCAATGAAATGTTATAGGTTTGTTAGTATTATCCATTTTTTATTACTCTTCCTTTTGTTTTAAACCAAGATCCTATTTTAGATTTTGCTACTTTGTTACGTAAAACTTCTCCAAATGTTTCATGAGATATATCTGAACCTAAATATTCTTGACCAGTTTCAAGATCAATCAATTTCCATTTTGCAGGAGCCTTTGTATGTAATATAAGATCAATAGGATGATCGTAATCATTTACTTCAGATCCATCCAAAAGTTTTCTTTTTTTATTACTATCTGTCATCTTTAAACTATCGTAAACCAAATAGGCAATGTGTATCTAGTTCCAGATAAAACTTTTGTTACCTCATGTGGGTAATGTAAATTTCCTGGAAAAACAATAAAATCTCCAACATTTGGCTTTAAAGATAAATTATGAGTCTCAAACTTAATCTCTCCACCCTCATAATCATCATTTAAATAAATAAGTACTGGCAAATGATTGTCTGTAACATATCCAAGGTCATCAACATGTAAATCTAAATAAGTGCCCTCTACCCATTTAACCACATTAAGATGTTGTTCTTTTGCTCTTATCTTTTCTTTTTCAATTCCATAAGATTTACATATTTGATCTTTGCATCTTTCTATTACTTTATGAATGTCTTTTAGTCCATTATACTGATAAATATAAGTTAAGGCATTACCTTCATTATCTTTTTGAGATACAAAACTAATATGTCGCCTTGTATTTATATCAGACATAAGGTATTCAATTTCTTCTTTTGTTAAAAAATTAGGAATAATCTTAATGTTTTCAACAGAATTACCAACCTCATGAAAAAACTTCATATATGAATGATTTCTTTCTACACTAGGTGGATCATTTCCAACTGGTTTTCCGTTAACTACATATGCCATAAATCTATTATAGCATAGCCTAATTTTCCAGGGAATTTATATAAATGTATGCTAATTAAAGCCAATATTTTAATATTGCAGTAATAGCAAGAATAGACCATCCTATATTAAACCAAATTATAGTAGGCAGAGTTTTTACTGTTGATGACCAGATTAAAGATAGGCTAGATAATAAAGCAAAGACATATAGCCACCAAAATTGTTTTTCAAATATTAGACCTGGAAATATAATCATTAACTTAGTCATAAACGCAAAAAACTCAATAGTATTTGCTTTATTCCAATACTCTTTATAAAACATAGTTTTAATTGCTAAAACCCATTGCATTATTGATGATACTTTTCTAACAAGTATTGCTTCATTGTTTTGGAGTTGTTTGAAGCCATATTCCATTTTAATTTTCTTTCTTCCCATAAAAAAATAATTTTGTTTATTTCTTCTACTATTGTAGGATTAATTCTATTTTTAATATCCATAAACCTATAATCATTTATCATGTTAAGATTCATTCCAGTTGAAATATATGTAATGCCTGCAGCGCCCAATGGATGCCCTTTGTTTTCCATATATCTCCACATTATATTATAAAATAAATCAGTGCGACCATGATATTGATTGTATGGGTCGCCATTTCTATCTTTAAAAATTTTATTGTTTATTTCTTTCCAATACTCACTATCCTCTCTGTGAGAAAGTGCGTAATGTAAAGCAACAAATTTGGTAAATCCATCAAACAAATCTTTTACTGAAACATTGTACATATCTCTATCAAACTGAGAAATACTACCTCTTTGAAGAATATCTATAAGTTTAAATAAAAATTCATGAACAGTAAAAAGGCCATTGCTCTCTAAAGGTTCTATAAAACCAGCAGATAAACCTATTGCTACTACATTTTTAACAAATGTCCTTTCATGAATACCAACTCTCATTTTAATATCTTTAAATTCTAATTTGTCAACATCTTCTTTAGAACGAGGTATAGTCATTTTGTTAGACATCAAATACTGTTTAAATTCTTCTTTGGCATCTTCTGGAGTTATATATTTATCTGAATATACATAGCCAGCCCCTAGTCTTGAGAACAATGGGATATTCCAACACCAACCGTTAGAGATTGCAGTGCAATTTGTGTACCCTTGAATTTCTATGTCATCATTAATATATGGAACCCTAGTAGCCCATGCACGATTGTTTGGCAACATATCAGAGTATGATATAAAAGGCTCTAACAATGACTCTGACAATAATAAACTTTTAAAACCAGTACAGTCAATAAATAAGTCTGCTTCAATTAAACTTCCATCTTCTAAAACTAAATTTTTAATTCCATCTTTGTCTTTATTAACAGATACTACAGTTGAAATTATATGAGTTACGCCAGCAGGCTTACAGTATGTATCTCTAAGCCATATAGCAAATTTAGTGGAATCAAAATGGTAGGCAATGTCGTTCTTAGGGTTAAAATTATGAAATTCGTTATATGAGTTTTCAGAATATTTATCATTATTAAATAAGGCAGCAGATGGAAACAAACAATTTACAAAATCTTCTATTGGAGTTTCTGGGTTTAAATACTTCTTTAAATGCCAATCAGCAAAAGGATTTCTATTGCCATCTACTACTGGATCACCAAAAGGGTAATGAAAACTGCCTGAGTCTTCTTTATAAAAATCTGTAAACTTAATGCTCATTTTAATAGTAGCGTCTGTTTCTTTAAAGAAAGACTCTTCTTTCAATCCTATAAACTGCGCCCATTTTCTAATACCGACAATAGTTGACTCTCCAACACCAACAGTTGGAACATTTTTAGACTCGATTAGTACAATTTCTTTTGTGGGAAATTCTTTAATTAAAGTTGTAGCAGTCATCCAACCTGCAGAGCCTCCACCAACAATAACTATTTTATCTGTTTTCATATTTAAATAAGTATACCCTAGTTTGCCTGGGAATTTAAAGACCCATTCGTAATCCCTATATAACAATTAAGGCAATAGATGCCATCAATTACTGCTTGTGTGGCATTGAGTTCATTACAGAGTTTGCATGGAATACCGTTCATTTTAACTCTTTTTCAATAGCCTTGATGGTTTTGCATGGATAGTTTGTTCTACAAGGGTGACAGACCTTCCCAATGAGGTTTGAGACCAGATCTGACTGTCCTTTGTGTAACTCCACTACTGCACGAAGGGCAAGGTATGGAGTCTCTAAAGTTCTACTATTCTGGAACTGTGGGCTGTTAATATTTGCAAGTAATTCAGCGTGTGTCATTACTCATACCAACCTATGCTAATTAAAA